CGCAACAAAAGCGGAGAGATGGTCGAGTGGTCGAAGGCGCCACATTGGAAATGTGGTGATGGGCAACTATCCGAGGGTTCGAATCCCTCTCTCTCCGCCATTTTTTTTGCCCTTTTACCTCAAAATGCAGTTTGATTGGAAAGAATGGGATAAATCCTGTATGTCAAATTGTATGACAAGCATTTCTTTGCTGCGGAAAGTTCCCTGGTCAATATGATCTGGACTTTCCGCTTTTTTTATCCCTTGATTGATTTTCATAACAAAATGGGTAATCTTTACTCTTTGAGAAATAAACTGCCATAAATAGTATGTGAACAGTACATCTCGCGCGCGCGTGGATGGTTCTATTTTCCCTTATACGAATTGCCAAAGGTATCTACGCAATATCCAAACATATAATAAAATGGCGTTGCTTTGGGCTTGTTTTTAAGCAAGAATCTATCTCCCCTCAAATTCTGTTGCAATATTTCAAACGCAAATTTCCTATATTATACCATAAGCGAACATAGAAGTAGCCTATCTTCTCATAGGATGGGGCGATAGGCTGGCGTGGTCATTTTTTTACAGGAGTGTTTGAAATATGTTATTTTTTGGAAGGTGGCGCAGATGAATGATGTGATTCCATTTGTTGAAAATGCAGCCTATACCGCTGCGCAGGTTGCAAAAATTATTCACCGGAATACAAAAACTGTACGCGATATGTGCAAACGCGGCGTGATCGCTGCACGGATGGATCGTGGCGGATATCTGATTACCGGTTGGGCTTTGCGCGCGTATCTCGAAAATAGAAGCGTTGTAAACGATAATTCCGCGTTTGTCAAATAAAATTCTCTGAAAAAGTTGAAAATAGTTATATCCCCTTGTCAATAAGGGGTAAAATCTTTTGAAATATTGCAAAAAGGGTATTTAATGAATAAAGAACGGAAAAAAATGGGGCGTCCCAGAAAAGCGGAAAACTGGACTGCTCCGCTTCTTAATGAACGCGCCAGAGAATATTTTGAAAAATGCGATTCCAGGACAAAACTTGTTCCAGTGCCAAAGGTCGGAATGGTTTCTGCTCCAGATCCTGAACCTTACTCCATTGAAGGGTTGTGTGATTATCTGGATATTACGCGGCATGAATTTTATGCCTGGCGCAAGAAAAATGATGCTCTTGGTGTTCGGGCGCAGAAAATTCACAACAAAATAACCGCAAACAGAATCACCGGCGCGCTGGATGGCAGGCAAAATGCGTCTTTCGCTCAATTCCTACTGAAAAACAATAATCCGGAAGATTATAAAGAAAAGGTCGAAGTTGAAAATACTATATCGGAGCGTGCTGCTTCTATGTTTGATAAATGGAGTGAACTATGGGAGCGCAAATAGGTTCGTGGAAATGGCGGCTGAATAATCTCTATCATATTGTCAATGAACAGGGACAGGATTGTTTGTTTTCAATGCGCAGCGCACAGGAACGCTTCTTTGATGCCATGCACTATTACAACATCGTCCTGAAAGCACGGCAGTTGGGATTTACAACTCTGATTGATTTGATTGGGCTTGATATGGTGCTTTTTAGGAAGAATTTTACGGCTGTTATTATCGCTGAAACAAAGGAAAAGGCAGCAGATATTTTTGAACGGAAGGTTATTTATCCTTATGAGCATTTGCCGCAGGAATTGAAAGACTGGTGTCCGGTAAGTACGCAAAGTAAAGATGGCGAAATGACTTTTGGCAATGGCAGCATGATTAAAGTTATGGTATCTGCCCGTTCAGGAACTTGCCAGTTTCTTCATGTTTCAGAATATGGACCGGTGTGTGCCAAGCAACCGGCAAAAGCGCGGGAAGTCAAAACCGGTTCTTTCCCTGCTGTTCATGCCGGAGGGTATTGCTTTGTGGAATCAACTGCTATGGGGAATAGCGGGTATTTTTATGACATGGTACAGGATGCCAACTCAAAAAGACTTACCGGCAGAAAACTTTCCAGTCAGGAATTTATGCTGCACTTTTTCCCCTGGCACGAAAATAAAGAATATGTGGCTAATCCGGAATCGGTAGTTGTTCCTTCCCGGCTTCTTAATTATTTTGATGAATTGTATTGCAAACACGGTATTGCGCTTTCGGAAGAGCAGATGGCGTGGTATACCATCCAGGAGAATACGCTGCACGAAGATATGTGGGCGGAGTTCCCTTCTTATGTTGATGAAGCATTTAAGGTGGCGCAGGATGGTTCTTATTATGCCAGGGCTTTTCAGGATATTTACCGGACTAACAGGATTTGTTCTGTTCCGTACGATACAAATTTACTTGTTTATACAGCATGGGACTTGGGGATGAGCGATGAAACAAGTATTTGGTTTTTCCAGTTCTACGGAAAAGAAATCCGTGTCATTGATTTTTATTCAAATAATGGTGAAGGTCTGGCGCATTATGCCGCTGTGCTGCGTGAAAAAGGATATAAATATGCCAGGCATTTTGCCCCGCATGATATAGCGGTACGGGAACTTTCATCCGGTGTATCCAGAATGGAAACTGCAAGAAAACTCGGTATCAATTTTGACCGTATCCCAACAAATAAAGATCTTATGGGCGGCATAGAAAACAGCAGGGAGATGCTTGGGTATTGCTGGTTCGATGAAGTTAAAACAGATCAGGGAAGAAAATGCTTGGAGAGTTATAAAAAAGAATGGGACGAAAAGCACGCTGTTTATAAATCACAGCCGCTGCATGATTGGAGTTCTCACGGCGCAGATGCTTTCCGTACAGGAGCGCAGGCGTGGAAAATGGGGCTTTGCGGGGAAAGTATTGCTGCCGGAAACAGATTCCGGGTGTCTGGCGGGTTGAAGAGAATATGAAAGTCAATTTTGAAAAGGTCATTATTCCATGTGTGGTTAATGATATTACGCTTTGGCACTTGGAGCATGGTTTTCTGTGGGATGTTGTTGAAGTACCTTCAGGACGCAGGATTGCGGTATTTTTCTGTACGCTGCTTTGCGGAGATGGTCTGATAGTTCATTTTGATTCTGTTGAAAATATTGAAATTTCCCCGGCTTCGGTTTTTTCTGCAATGCGCAAAGGCGTGCGGATGATTCGGGAATATGGAAATGTTGTTTATGCAACGATTCCTGCTGAAAAATCAACATTGATTCGCTGTGCTTGCCGTCTTGGATTTGATGTTGTGGAGGCAGGTGGTTTTTTAAGGGATGGCAAGGAAATTGTATTATTGAAATATTTCAAGGGCAAATCGGCTATATTAGATAACAGAAATACTCAAAACCTCTTAACAAGAAAGGATGTATTATGAGTTCCAGCAAAGCACCGAAAACAACTGCAAAGATGCCGGACGATCCGGATCCTACGCCGCTTTCAACGGCAGATCCTACGCCGGAAGTCCAGGGCGCAGCACGATCTGAAAGGAAAAAGGCTGCCAAATCTTACGGGAGGCAGCAAACAATCCTTGCGGGTAACGCCAATCAATCCCAGAATAATACGGAAAAGAAAACGATACTTGGGGGGTAAGTATGGATTCGGAAAAAATCATACAGCGTTATTCCTCTTTGAAATCGCTGCGGGATGGTTACTGGCTTTCTGTGTGGCGCGAAGTTCGGCAATATGTTATGCCGACATATTCTGATTATCTTACCGAAGGCGGCGCGCGCGGGCAGAATATCTTTGATACGACTGCCATTGAAGCACGGAAGCGTTTGGCTGCCGGTATGTATAACTGGATGGCTCCCCCGGATAAAAGATGGTTTGAAATTGTCCCGCAGGATGATGAACTTGCCAAAGATGATGAAGTGAATGACTATTTTTCACAAGTAACTAAAATCATTGCTTTTGCAATGGCAAATTCCAACTGGTCAACGGTATTGATTCAGGTTCTCAATAATCTTGCCTGCGGATTGGATGGAATTGTCTATTGCGAAGATGGCGGGAAATACAGTGTATTGAATTTCAAGAGTTTCCCGGTTGAAACAGTTTGTTATGCTGAAAACTCGCGCGGTCGCGTTGATACTGTTTTTCGGGAACTTGCTATGACCAGCAGACAACTCCTGCAAGAGTTCAGCAATGATAAGTTGCCGGAGAAAATCCGCCAGGAAGCCAACGATCCAAAGCAGCAGGATAAAAAGCATCAGATATTACATGCTGTATTCCCCAGAAAAAATCGGGATGTGGATGCGCTTGATAATAAAAATATGCCGTTCGCAGATGTGTATATTGAGCTGGAAAGCAAGCAGATCATTTATGAATCAGGTTTTGAAGAGTATCCGTTTGCGGTTTGCCGGTTTGACAAATCGGATAATGAAACTTACGGACGGGGTCCCGGAATTGATATGCTGCCTTCAATCAAAATGCTCAACCGTATGCAGCAGGCGTATATTATTTCTGCGGAACATCGGGCGGATCCAACATGGCTTGTCCCGGACGGATCTCTTATGTCCAAAGATTTTGACAAAAATCCCGGTGCGGTCATTCCTTATAAACCGGATCTGAACAGCGCAAAGCCTGAAATGCTTCCGGTCGCTGGTAACGGGATGAAAGAATTTCAGGACATTAAAGAAGTTCAGCAGACGATCAAAACTGGTTTTTTCTGGGATATTTTTGATCCGTTGGGAGATCTTAAACAAATCACTGCAACGGAAGCTGAAATTCGTAATGATGGCAAAATGATCCCGTTTGCGCCTATTGCCGGAAATCTTCATTCTGAACTTTTCCGCGTGGTGATCCACCGGGTTTTCGGGATCGTTTCCCGGCGCGGGATGTTGCCGGATCCTCCGCAAAAACTTTTGGATAATCCAGACTATAAAGTTGAGTTTGTTTCCAAGATTGCCCTTTCTATCAAAAAGATTGAAAGTTTGGGATGGCTGCAAACTGAAGCGGCGATTGCCAATGTCGCAGCGCGGAATCCTGCTGTCATGGATAACTTTCTCGATGATGAAATCGTCCGGGATATTTCGCTCGTCAACGGTTCAAGTCCCGGTTGGCTGCGCAGCGTAAAGGAACGCGATCAGATCCGTGCGGAACGGGCGCAGGCGCAGCAGCAGCAGATGGCGGCAGAAGAAATGCTTGCCGGTGCCGGTGTCCTCGGAAACAATTTGAGTAAGGCTCCGGAAAAGGGAAGTCCTCTTGATGCTATTATGAGTAATACGGGGGTATGATGGATCCGGATAAAAAAAGGTACTATTTTCAAAAAGTCTTTTGTTCCGATGAAGGGCAAAAGGTTTTGGAACTGCTGGCAGAATTTGCCCGCGCGGATGAGGCGGAATACTGCCAGGATCCCCGTAAGGATGCTTACTTGCAAGGACGCAGAAGCGTTATAATGGAAATTCGCAACACAATAAAGGAAAAACAAAATGACTAATGATTACACAATGGAAGGGCGGCAGATTTTTTCCGTAAAGGGGAAATTGGTTGCAACCTTAAATGACGATGGTGTGCCTGTTATGGCTCCCGGCATGGCGGGTCCCCATAGTGCCGGAGTGAAAAAGTTTTTGGAGGAAAAAGTAAAATCAGCACTGGATTTTATTGAAGATCCTGCGGCAGTTGTTAAGGATAATTTAACAACTGA